GCCTGTTCCTGCTGGAGAAACATAAAGACTACCATCTGATTGAAGTCCTAGACCAGCAACTCCGCTAAAGGATAGGGTAGGAGTTCCATAAACTGCTGTGGTTGTTGTTGGGACATAGGTGTTGGCTACAGAGCCAAATTCAACTTGTGCGCCATAAAGATATAAATATAAGCCAGCACCACCAGTTAATGTATCAACTTCAATATAACCAGTTCCAGCGTTTCCAGAATTTGATGTTGCAACACATCTATACCAACCATTGCCTACAGATGTAATTGTTGCTGTTCCTGTTCCTGCGGTTGTAGTGGCAGTTACAGCAGATAAATTGAAGGTTACTTGAAAATTTAAAGCTGGTGTTTGATTAAAAAAACTAAAAGAAGTTAGTGTTCCAGCTTTTGCATAAATTGACCAAGTATAAGTTGAACTTCCTACAAAAGTAAGCGATTGATATAAAGCGCCAACTCCAGCGCCAGATAAAGTAAAAGCACTTGCTGTATTTCCACCAAAAGGGTCAGTAGTTTGGTTTACTGTAATTGCTCCACCACCAACAGACCACGGAGCGCCAACAATAGGAGTTGAATATCTTAATAAATTCTCACCAGTACCTTTTAATACTTCTGTCTGTCCTGTAATAGTAGTAAATGTACCAGTATTGGGGGTTGTTGCGCCAATGACTGTGTTGTCGATTGTGCCGCCAGATATAGCGTAACCTGTTACGTTTCCAGAGCCATCTACGTTTACGGACTTTTCAGACGGATAAGTAACAAATACGTTAACAGTGCCACTAAATGTAACGGCACTTCCTGAATTAGAAGAAGAAAGGATTGTGTTACGTGTAAGGGTTGTTGTAGATAACGTATAGGTTCCAATACCTACTTCCCAGTTTGTACCATCCGAAGCGCCATAGTAAGTTGTATTGCCGTCCCCAACCGCAGCAAAAGACTGAAAGCCAGTAACAGAGCCGCTTAATGTAAAACTTACGGTTGTATTGGCTGTTCCAGTCTGCTGTACTCTATCGGCTAACACAAGAGCCATTTAAGACTCCTTAGCTAGTTGCTGTTGTGCTGTAAGTTACAGTAACAGTATCGCCAGCAGTTGTTGCTTTAGCTACAGAGAATCCACCTGCGCTCCACAATGTACCTGTAGTAGAACTTTGAGTAGAAGATGCGCCAGAGCCAGTAACTAAGAAGCAACCTGTAACTGTACCGCCAGCACCAGTAATAGTGTAAGTAATAGCAGTAGCAGAGCTGGTAACTACGTTTGAACCAGAAGTTGTTACGTTATTACCTGTAGCAGTAGCAAATACAGCGGTACCACGAACAGCAGATCCGCTAACTGTATAGTTAGTAAATTCAGTCCATCCAGAGTGAGAAGACATTGTGTCTGTTGGAGAGTATGTAGTTGCAGTAGCAATCAAGCCAAGGTATGGGCCTACCAATGTGTAACCAGAAGCGGTATACAACAAAGTATTCATAGCCAAAATCTTACCGACTTGAACTACTTGGTTTTCAAACCCGTCTTCCCATTTAAGATTGCCATCTTTATCACGGCAAACTACATGGTAGTAGCCGTCAGCAGCTACGTTTTCTTTATTTACAGCGTTTGCCTGTAATGTTGCTACAGCGTAATCGCCAGAACCTACAAATTCAGTTGTCATAATTGCTCCTATGAAATTCTAATAATGGCGTTAGTCGCCGTGGGTGTTGGAAAAGTTATTGTAAACGTTCCTGCTTGTGTATTAGTTTTATCTGAACCAAAATCTAATACGCAAATAGATGCATTTGTGCTGCCATTATAAATCAAAGCAGCCCTAGCAGTAAAGCTAACTCCAGTCCAAATTACAGGCGCAAATGATATATACGCAGTATTACTATTTAAATCGCCAACTGGTACTTGGGTAATTGCTAAGGGCTTACCACCAGCTGTATACCCGGCCCCAGTTATTTCATTAGCAGTAGTATAGGCGGACGTAGTGTTATTTAAGTTAGCATTGCCAGTATACAGAGCGATTTTATATGTATAAGGGGTGCCAGCAGCAAAGTTCTCTAAACCGCTTAAAAGGTTGATTTTAAATTGGGTAGTTTGACCCTGGATTATGGACATTAAGACCTAGCCCCGCTAACGTTAATTTTATTTTGGCCATCTCTATAGAAATCACCACGATCAAGGCCTTCACTAAGGCGGGTAAGCTGCGATAGAGCTTCTTGGTATTTAGTCTCGTAGTAGCCAACTAAGTCTTGTTCGCCTTTCATAAATAGCATAGCTTCACGCATAGAGCCGTAAAAAAGAACTGGGTCGTAGTTATCACCAAGCCAGCTAGTTCCAGCCGCATTTGATACGGAAGCCACTGGAATAGAAAAGCCAGTACCAGTAGGGCCCAAAGAAGCGCAAGAAAGAACATCTCCAGCTACATAGAAATTACCGCCAAATTTAAGACTAACGCTTGTGATGACTCCACCAACAACAACGATGTCTGCAGTAGCATTTGCTCCGGAACCACCTGTTAAGGCTACATTTTGGTATACACCGTTGGTATATAGCGAACCAGCCGTAATAGCGCCTAATGTGGCGATTTGACCTTGAACAATAGTAGGTGGGTAGTAGAAGTAATGCATTTCTACTGTGTAGTTGGTATCTGGTGTTGGGGCTACCATAAGGGTCATTTCATTGACATTAGATAGCTGGGAACCAAACAAAGCGTAGTACCTAGGAACTCCCTGTGGCGTGCCTTGATAAGCTGGCGATGTATAAACTACATTTGGGTACGCTTCACGTAAAAAGTTAACGTCTTTATTAAGGAGGTAGTTATATCGGTTTGTAGAATCAATAACAGCTAACGAATAGTTAGCCAACCAATCGCTAGGTAATGAGATATATTGGTTACCCGCAGTTAGTGTACCCGTTACATTTTTACGCAACGATGGTAGGTTTACGGAGTTATATATGCGATCTTCAGCTTCCTGTATAAAAACAGGAATAGACGCCACAAACAACTGCTCAGTGTTTTCGGCGTACGATTGAATGTTGTTATATAACTGTTCGTAGTTCATTAGGGTTTACCCTTAAGCCATCGGCCCGCGTGACATTTTACCTTTAGTCTGAGCTTTACCACCGCGCATTTCAATGCCAGAAGTCTTGGTAGAGGCATAATTACCTTTGCTAACGGTACCGACGGAGATATTCATCTCGTCCATGTACTTAGCACCTTTTTCATCAGACATAGCTGGTAATTCATTACCAACAGCTGCGCCGCTCATTGTGTGTGGCTTCGCATATTTAGAAGCAGGTTTGTTATTAATTGCCATGATTATTTTCCGTTTGCTTTTACTTTAGCCAAATTACGGCCCATCGACTTCATGTCATCATTAGTCTTACCACCAGCAATACCTTTAGCTGGTTTTTTACCAACTGTAATGCCAACGCTAGAACCTGAGTCGCCTAAGTTCTTACCTTTTGTCTTGCCCTTTTGGTTAATACCTTGGGCGCCGCTTTTAAATGTCATATCCTACTCCTAGTTAATTGTTACTGTTCCAACTTGCCCTTGCCCTACTAAATAGTTAGGCGTTTCATTATAGTCATAGCCCTGACCTACTGGACTCCAACCCCATTGCGTATCTCGGCTGCCTCCAGCCTGATATCCATACGCCGTCAAACCAGACTGCACATAGCTTAAATCCCGTCTCGGCTCCCGCACTGCTTGTGGGTCGTTGATTGGATACATACCCAATTGTAACTGAGGTTGATCTGGGTCCCAACAGGTATTACACACTTTTAGTTGGTATGGCTTCGTCTTTATGATTTCGGTACGTAGCTCAACTAACTTATATCTAAACGCGCATCTATCACATTCGGCAATAGCGTACTTGCCAGAAGCAAACTTATTAGGCATCAATAACCCCCAATAAACATCCTACGTGGCACAAACCTAACTGGGGCCTTTTCTCTATCTTCTTCTGACGCTAACTGGAACTGCTGCTCATAGTCTGCCTTTAAACCAGCTACTCGTTGAGGGTCTACACCAGGAAGTTTAATAGACAAGTAATACGCCAAACCAGCAACTAAGCAGTTAACAAAACGGAACGGAATATCCTGGATATTTACACCATCCCCAGCGTCTTGAATACGGCGCAAACGCCAATACACAAATTGGTATGGTTGCGAACCATCCGGTGTAGGCCAGACTGATACCGCTGGTAGATTTTGAACATAGGCTAATGCTCCTGTTGAATGAGCTGCTGCAGTTGTATTCGCTTGACCACGGGAACAAAAACCAAGTTGGTTTCCAGATACATAGCCATAAGCAATGATCTCATTGTCAATTTGAATAAAACCGGCTGAGGCCAGGTTAGTTGTGCTGCTTAACGTAATTGTGGTATCAGTTGCAGAAATGCCGCTAGCTAGTGTATATGTGCTGTTATTAGCCTGACCAGACATACGTTGAATCCAAACTTGAATTGGTCTGCCTTGAGCTAGCTTGTTTGGAATTGTGGCGTATGTAGAGACGCTTATGCGGCTGATATTGATATCTGTTTGATTAGACGCACTATTAGCCTGGGTGCGGATCTGGTGCTCTAAGAGGTCGATTGTATCTGTTGGTAGCGCATATGTAGTCTGGCCTTGAACAAGGTTAATTGTCCCCTGCTCAATAGTCCACATATTAATGCCGCGGTTAGCCCACTCAACAGTTAACAAATTCAAAGACCGCCTAGCAGTCCTAAAATCGTAACCAGAACGTAGTTCTTTACCACAGCGCTCAAACGCTTCTTCAACCAGATCGTTTAAATCTAAATTAAATAGCGTGGTACCTGTAGTAAGTGGAGATGGTACGGTCATCACTTAGCCTTTTTTGCAAGCTTCACAACAGTTTTTTTAACGGTTTTTTTAGTAGCTGGTTTGCGCGTTGAGGCTTTCTTCAAAGCAGGACGGCCACGCTTTTTCTTAGGCACAGGGAACGGCCAAGGTTCGATAGCAAGCTCCGCTTTTTCAAAAGTAACTTCTTCTTTTGGTTTGCTAAACAAACCGAGAATCCAATCAATTAATCTCATTTCTTCAAACCTTTCAGGGTTTCCGCAAGCCTAGCCCGCTTACCGATCTTGCCCGGTTTCTTTGCAGCTGCGGCTAGTTTGCTTGACGGAATCTTTTTGTCTTTAGCAACGCCCAATTCAGCCTTTAATGCGCCGGGTTTCTTAATTGCTTTTTGAATCCAGTTCTTAGTAGCCATTATTTCTTCTTTGCAGTTTTAGCTGATTTAATAAAGTCCGCTTTAGTAGGCGCACCTTTAGCTCCAACACTACGCATTTTTTCACCAGAGCCAGCTGCAATACGTGCTTGCTTTTTATGAATATTTGCATAAAGGCCGACTTTGCCGCCTTTTTTAAGGACGGCGGGTTTATTAGCTTTTGGCTCTTTGGCAGGGTTAATATCCCCCATGCCACGAGAAGCTCTCATTACTTTTTGCCCTTAGCCATGCCGCCACCACACATCTTAGCAACTGCTTCGTGGTGCGCCATATGGCCAGCTTTGTGCTCAGCAATCATCTCATGTTGACCCTTGTGGCCAGCAGAGTGTTTCATCATAGCTGCATCGTGGGCTTCAAATTGAGGAAATTTCTCCACATCTTTAGCCATTGTTTTTGGTCCCATAACTTCTTTCATAGTACTTTTCCTTTTGTTAAACCGCGTTGAGCAATACCACAACCACGAACTTTACCACCAGCTTTTAACGTGATCTTAGTACCTTTACCACCTTTATGTTCTTGAGCATCGTGCTCTTTGAACGCTTTCTTAATCATAGCGATGTCTTGTTTTTTGTCTTTCGACTCTTCCATGCGCTCTTCTGACTTAGATTCTTTTTCCACTTTGCCACCTTTTTTATAGGCATTGCCCATTTGGTCCATACGACCTTCTTCCATGCCTTTACGTGCAGCTTCACCTGCATCACGGACTGGTTTTAATACTCTGTCGTCTTGTGCTTTTTCAGCAGCTTTACCTTTTGCTGCGTTATCAGCATAGTACTTTTTCTGTTGTTCTGGAGTCATACCACCCTCTTTCATTCCAATGTATTTTGTTAACTCAGCCGCAGGAACGCCTTTAGACGAACCCAAAACTCTGCCGTGTCTAGTTACATCACGGTTAATCATATTAACGCCACCTGCTGCAAACTTCTTGCCTTTATCTGCAGATAAAAACTCTTCACCTACAGACTGCTTCATACCTACTTTTTTAGCAAACTGTGGGTTTTTTGCAACAGCCGCCATAAAGTTGTGTTGTTTTTTAGAGACACTAGGCACGGGTTTTACCTCGTTGCGCTATACCGTCGTGATGC